TGTCCTTAACCTCATTATTCTAATTTTTATAATAATTAATTAAAATTCATTAAAATACAAAAAAAGGGCAAATGATAAACATGGAAATAAACACACCCTCAAAAATAAACCCACAATACGAAATAAACAAAACACAAATCCAAACACTACTCGAACCCACCACCACCAAACCAGACGACAAAAACGGAACACGAATATACCCATACCTCAGCGTAGACCTCTGCGACAATCTCATATACCAAAATGTACTACTCAAAACCTGTATAGAAGTATTAGCAGAGGACACCGTATTCAACGACATATCCGTAACCAACAATAACAACACAAATGAAAACACATCAGAAAAAATCAAACAGTTCTGGGAAAACAACCAAGACGAACTAGGAAACCAAGTCATCGATTGGTTCAGTTACGGGTTCGGTGCAAGTGAAATAGTCTACGATAAAAACAAAGAACCAGCAAGATTATACCAAATACCTGCTGACACATTATACATCAGCAAAGAAACCAAACAGAAAACAAAGGACAATCCAACAGGTATAAGTTACTATGCAGTTCAAACCGTAGCAGGTCAAAATGACATTAAAATGAAATTATCACATCTGGAATATGGACCCGAAGATGATGATCTACCAACTTGTTTATGGTTGGGTGGTGGTCGTAAGTCAAGTTTCTTTGATTATCCAATGTGGATTTCATGTTTCAATCATGTCAGCGCATCAGTCAGTTTAGATATGTTAGATGCAAAGAAAATCAGTGATGGAAATCTCATCAGTGGTATACTGACAATTATCAGACCTCCTGGTCTTGATGGTTCAGATGAGGTTGATAGTTTAGAGGAACGCATGGAGGAAAAAGGCAATGGTTTATTCACATTGGAATTAACCACATTAAACCCGAACATTCCTTTAACTGTTGATTACATTCAAATATCAGAATCCAATTATGATTACTTGATTCAATTAGCTGACAAATCAGATGGTAAAATCCTTGCAACATTCAAGACACCAAAAGCAAGATTACTCATTGATGATACAACAGAGTCAATGAACTCCAATAAGACAAATACTTTATATGAAATTTATACAAGGGAGTTAAGTAATCGTCAAAGACCATTGGAAAATAAAATGAATCAATTCAATAGTAAATACTTTGAATATGATGGGAAAGTTGATATTGAAACTCCTGTATTCATTGACCGTAAGGAAATTGAGGCAGACATTACAATGAGATTATTTGATGCTGGTCTCATCACATTTGGTCAAGCTATCAATAAAATAAGCAAGACATTTCCTGAATTTAACGATGTGGAAATTGATGAGAATAACCCAATCTATAATGAAAGATATTTCCATGGCCAACCTTTCGGCATGATAGAGGATACTCCTGAGGAAAGTGAGTTTTATAACATTGGTGATTTTATTGAGACTGCAAAAATCAATGAAGTATTTTCAAGAGAAAGTCAGGATTGATAAGGCAAGGACTAAAAGTGTAGCTTATAAAATTCAGTTCTTTAACAATGGTCAAATTGATGATTATGTCAAGAGTTTCAATGAGGGCAATCCGGAGAAACCAACTGATGCCATGTTGTGGGCGGGATTGGCTATTTTGAATAAACCTGAGGTTTACAAGAATTATAACAGGATAATAAATTCAAAGTATACAAGTAATGATAACCTAAATAAAATGCTCATACGGAATAAGGCCAATAAGGAATTAAACCGTATTGTCGAGGCAGAGCTTGAAAGGATTGTTAAAAACTTAAATTATGTTGAGCAGGTATTAAGTAAATATGAGATACCTCAAAAGGAATACGAACGATTAATCCGACAGCAGAAAGAATCAAGTCTTGCCAACCGCAGACAAATATTAGAAGAGGTGGCAATACAAGCAAATAACTTATTAGTGTCTGAGGGTTTGAATATTCCATCAAATGTTTTTACTTATCGTGACTTGGAAGGTACAGCAAGGAGCATGATAAGGTCAAGTCAGATGCAATCCAAGTTTGAAGAGATAAAATCCATTAATGACAATTACAGGAATGAAGGTAAATCAGATGTTTACACTAAAAAAGTATGGATTCATACACATGGCGGTAAGACTACAAGGCATATGAGTAATCATATGCAGACTGTGAATATTGATGAACCTTTTATTGTGGTTAATGATGCTACTTTGGAAATTGATGAGATGATGTATCCGATGGACCCTGCCGGTTCACCAGGTAATGCGTATTGTTGTTGGTGTGAGATGGATTTCAAATAAAATTTTTAGTCTCACCAAATTTATAATTTTTTGGTGGGGGTGTCATTCAATATTGGCCTCCATTTTTTTGTTTTTTAGACTAAGGCGATTTTTTTGTCCTTAGTCTAATTTTAGATTATATTTTATGTCATTCACATGGTTTAAAACAGAAAATTAAAAAAAAATAAATCAATTTTTTTACATTTTATTATTCTTAATTTTTTTAATGTTTCTGAGATTAAAGTATTCGATTACTAAAACCATGATCCACTTTTTTGAGTTGAAATTTTTATGAACGAATTATATGTAACTGGTGTTGTAATCCCAAACGGGATACCAGACCATGAAAACGATGTCCTGAACAAACAAGACATCAAGAAAATCTTCACTAAATACATCAACCGTGACACCGATACCATGCACACCCGTATAAGAAACGAGGGTGTAGATGTATTGGCAAATTGGATTAGTGAAGCAGACACTATTATTGCAGGTAAAGTCGCACCTGCTGGTTCATGGTTAGCAACTTTTAAGATAACTAATGAGGAGATTATACAATCCATTCTTGATGGAAACATTACCGGTTTAAGTCTTGGTAGTGTTTCAGATATTGCTTTAACTCAAAAATTTTGGTTTATTAATAAATCAATAAATTACCGTGATTTAGATGACGCAGAGGAAGTAATACCCTTGTTTATTTCTTTTGTTGATAAACCAAGCAATATGTACGGTTTGGAAGTAATGGATTATAATGTCTACATTAATAAGAATGCGAAAGAGGTTGAGAATATGTCAGAGCAAAATAAAACTGAAAATATTGGTGACGAAACCTTATCCGTTTCCGCATGGGAAAGGATAATGGATAAAATCGGCATTAATAAAAGAGCTACTGAAACCGAACCGGTTAAAACAGAAACTGAGAATACTGTTGAAACCGAAGAGGTTGAAGTGAATAAAACCGAAACTGCTGATATGAGTAATGCAGAATTGTTAGAAAAAATCCCAGAGGCAGTGGCAACTGGTATTACATCTGCATTTGAAAAAATGGGTGCTCCTAAAACTGAGGAGGTTACAGTTAATAAAAATGAAACTCCCGAAGAAACTGAGGAAGTAGAAACTGAAACCGAACCAGTTGAAGAGCAATCAGAGGAAACCGAAGAAACCAATGAGACTGATGTTGAAATCAACAAAAGACAAACCGTTAAAAACGAGAATGTTGAGACACCGGAAGTTTCAAGTAATTTCTATAAAAAATCTGGTAGAAACGAATTCGGTTGTAAAATTAAAAATTAAATCTTTTATAAAAAAATTAAAAATTTAAATTGAGCTGATAAAACATGTCTACTGTTATTACAAGAGAAAACATTGTGAATGGTGACCCATTCATATTAAAATGGGCAAATGACCCAAACAAACAAAATGGTGTATATAACCCTGGTTGGAAACAACAGACCGAGGCAGATAATTTCCTTGTTCATGTTGATAATCAAACCAGTATTATTAACGAATGCAGATTTATTGTAATGGACGCAAAAGAGTATGATATTTCATACCTCAGAGTAAAAGCAAGATTACAATACATGGGCAGATTAACTGCATCTACCGGTAAACCAAAAGATGCACAATTAACTGATGATTATACCACTGCCCTTAATGAGGTTGTACCTGAGTTCAGCAGAAACTCCCTTATTGCTGTGCCTTTCAGTGCTTTCACATGGACTGCAAAAACATTCCTGTTAGAGAATATTGAAAAAGCATCATTCTTACCAAGAATGGAAGCAATACTTGCAGAAAGAGCTGGTGTTTCTGCCGAAGCAATTGGTATGTATGGAATTAAAAAAGCATCTGGTGCAACACAAGATGGTATGGACCACCTTGATGGTATTTTCCAACAATTAACTGCTGTTAAAACTGCATATGATGCGGCTGCACAAACAGACCCAACCAGTGTTAAACAAGAACCTATGGGTTACTTTACTGACATTGATTCCACAAAACCATTCATTCCACAATTAAAGAAAATGCTTACTCAGTATTCCATACAGAAAGGAAACAGGTCTAATGCTAAATTCTATGTTTCCAACTTAGTTTACGGTTTACTTGTTGAAGAGGCAGATGCAAGGGAAACTGGTGAGGGTGACAGATTATACTTCCACGGTGGTGAATTATCCATTTGGAACACTCCTGTTGTTGTTGCTGATTTCCTTGACACTCCGGAAAATGATTGGGGCGAACAAATATTATTAGCAGACCCTGAATCCATTGTGTTTGGTTTCCTTGATGAAATCACTTCCGAGAACAGTTACGAGCATGACCATAAAGCATACTTGTCATCTGTTGATGTGTACTTTGACACTTTAATCTTATGGAATAAAGATGTTTTAGCTGCAAAAGTTGTTACTCCCAGCGGGGGCGGAGAATAATCAATCCTCCGATGACGAAGGTGGACAGGAAGAAACCACAACCGTAGATATTAATGTTACTGTAACTGATAGTAATGGTCCAGTACAAGGTGCTGTTGTCACTATTGGTGGTCAATCATGTGCTAATGGTACTGGTAGTAGCGGAGGTTGTACAGTAAGTGGTGTTGCTATTGGTACTGGTGTAGCTGTTAGTGTAACCTGTGAAGGTTATGTTGATTACACTGCTACTGAGGACATCACAGCAGAAACAACTACCATGTCAATTACATTAACTGCATCTTAAAAAAAACATCTTTTTTTTCTTTTTTTTAAAGAATAGGTGATTTGAAAATGGAAGAGTCTGAAATCATTTCACAAACCTTATTAAAATTAGATGGGTGGGTATTAGATGATACCGAATTAGCAGCTACAAAGTATAATAAGAAAATATCTGCTAAGGAGATCATTCATTTTTACGGTACTGCTAAGGATTATGCATGTGCTTATACTCAGTTAAATGAAACTCAACTGTTACAGTTAATGAGTGTAGATACAGCATTAATCTTATGGACTGCCGGTTTGCTTTGGCGGAAATACAATATACGCAGTAATGATAATATTGATGAGTCTGTAACTATTGGTTATGGAGATTCACTTATTATTCAAGCTAAGGAAATGTTAAAACCTTCTAAGTCTTATGGTTTCTATGCATACTGAATTTTAAAAAAAAATCTTACTTTATTTTTTTTATGGTGTGAAAGGAGATAACTGAAAATGGGTGCATGGGACGAACTTGACACAGAAATTAGTGTTGAGGTCGATACAACAGAATTAGAGGATTTAAAATCCTTACTTGAAACAGAGGACATTGATGGCATCTTTGATGATGCAGTTGATTATGTTGATAAATTAATCACAGGCATTCATGAAGGAAGTCAAGAAGGTGTTCAGGACATTGCAGAGCGAAACCGTAGTTTTCAAGACCAAATCATAAGTGAAGTATGCGACAATCCAAGTGGTATGTTAGCATCAAGCATTTATGCTGAGGAGGTTGATGAGTACACTTATCTTGTCGGTACAACCATCAATCACATTTACCCTATGGCCTTAGAATTCGGCAGAGGACCAGTTTATCCAATCCGTGCAAAAGCATTAGCATTTTATGCACCATCTGGTGAATTGGTTTTCCGTAAAAGTGCTGGTCCTGCACGACCTCGTCCATTTGTTGCTCCTGCATTTGACCGTACAAGTCAGATTGCCGAGGAGATAATGTTAAGGAAAGTGAATATTGCTATTAATAGAAACTGATTTTTTATGTTGTCTACTGATAATATTATTTTTGATTTATTACTTGATGAGCAAACCAATAATCCTGACAGTTTATTATGTGATTTCCTTATTCAGTATCCCAATAAAAGAGTTGCGGAAGAGTCTAACAGTATTTTTGTTGCTTGTGTGTCAAGTGAAAATAACATGACTGGTTATGAGTTTTCACAGTTCCGTGACCTTGTTGAAATCTTGATTGTTACAAAGCAAGAGGATTATGAGGAAGCTATAACCTTGATTAAAACTGTTAGCAAGGAAATTTGCAGTGTTATCATGAATAATACTGATAAATTCCCAAACAAACCAGTCATCAGGAATATTAATCCTGAATTCAACAGGGATTATGTTTTAACAAGAGGTCATATCATGGTTCAATGCACAACCGAACCTGTTGATTTCACTGTTTCTGATGAGGATTATAAAGTTTGCAGAGTGATTTTGGATAAAATGAAACTGGAATGATTTTATATGTCAAAAAAAGAGAATGATTTTGATTATATAACTGAAATTGAAAATTTAGAAGTTCCGGACATGTTAAAAGTTGGATTCCAATTTTACATTGAAAGGAATGATCTAAAAATTCAAGATAAAAAGGAATTTGATAAAGTTCTTAACAAATTCAAAAAAATTAAAATGGGAGATTAAAGGATTATTATGACTGCTAAGGTTCCAAGTGTTAATATTTTTTTAAAGAAAACACAATTGATTAACAGGCCAGGAATGAGTGGTAAAATTGCAGTAATTGGTGCTTTTGATTCCACTGAAACTGACCCACAATTATTTGCTACTGTTGGTGATGCTCAGGAAAACTTTGGGACTGACACATCTTATAATGGTTGTGCGGTAGTTCCTTATTTGTTTAAAGGTGCATCAAGTCTTTTATGTGTCAATGTAACCACAAAAGAAGGTCAAACTGTATATAAAGACATTACTGTTGATAATTTAACCAGTTCTTTGGCTAAAATTAAAGGTGAGGACTGGGATATATTATTTATTGCCGCTCCTTTATCTGATACTTTTATTCCAATGATTGACCAATACTTGCAAAAATGTTTCCAAATGAAATTCCCTGCCGGTTATATCGGTGCTTTAACTGGTGCAACTGATGATGCGAATGTTGCAAGTGCAGCATTAGCAGGTGATTTCTGTTACGGTTTATTAACTCAACAATTCATTATTGGTGATACTACTTTATCTGCATTAGAAAGTGCAGCATATTACTGTGGATTAGTCGCAGGTATGAATGTTGGTAACAGTTTCACCATGAAAACTGTTGAAGGGATTACCGGTGTAACTCCTGAGTTAAGTTTTGAAACTGGTGGAAACGGTAAAAAGTTATTGGAAGCAGGTATTACTACTGTTAAATGTCAAGACCGTGCTAATGACCGTTATGTTGTTGTGAACAGTGAGCAACCAAACGGTTATGACTTGTATATTAATCGTGTAAGGGATTATGTAGTGAAACAATTTGCATTACATAAGTTCCTTGGTGATAAAAACAAACCTAAGACTTTGAATGAAATTAAACAAGAAGTTGATAGGGTTAAAGACTTATGCGTTAATACATTGGATTTATTAGAGGACATTAATTATAGTGTTGCTAAAACTGATGTTGATTGCGTGGAAGTTTATATTGACAGTCTCTTGTTTGCTGGTGTTATTACAACTATTAATGTGTATGTTAGAATCGAGGTTGAATAAGTATGGCTGATAAGGAAGTTATTATTAAAGGTAAAAAGATGATGTATGGTACAGGGATTAAAGCATCTCCTGAGACTAATTCATCAAGTACACCGACTTTTGATGGTGTCATTACTCAGGGTTCTGATAAAATCCCTTGGACTATTGAGATTTCAAAGGTTAGGTATGAGGATATGGCAACTCATAAGGAATTGTCTGAAACTGTTGATGGTATGTTAGCAATACCTGAAATGGTTACTATCAGGGAAGTTATCCATAATAATAATGAAACTTATACTGTTGTGGATAATTTCTATGATTGTTTAACTGATGGTAATGACTATGAGATTAATCCTGATGAGCAGACTGTTGAAAATTTGAAGTTCCGTGCTGCTCGTAGGGAAAGGAAATATGAATAAGAAATCTTAATTGATTTCTTATAATTTTTTTTAAACTTTTTTTCTTATATGTTTAGTATACATATTTTTTTTATTTTTATATGATTATTTAAACTATATCAACGATAATGGAATTGTCTTTCAATTAAAACAAGACAATAACAATACTAATTAACTTTAATCAAATGGAGGATTAATATTTATGGCAAAGAAAACTAAACAAGAAAAAGAATTAGAATACCTTTCACAAGAAGAGGAAATATACGATTTAGATGTATTAATACTTGAAGGCAAAGACACCAAAATCGACATCACAGTCGATTTCCCAACAAAAAACGGAATAAAAAAAGTCGGAGCACAAATAAGACCAGTCACAATAGAGGAATGGAATAAATCAGTCTTAACATTCAAAAGAAAAAAAACTGATTTAACAAATCTCATACTCAG